TTGCACGTGCAACTAATATCGAGTCTGGGTTACGTACAGATGTAGATTCTCTGCAGTCTCAAGTCACCGCCAATGATTTAGATATTGTATCTCTACAAAACTCAGTAGGTACAGATGTTGGTGACTTACAGTCGCAGTTGAGTGCAGAGATCACACGCGCTGGTGAGGCCGAGTCCGTTTTACAAACAGCGATCGATGACGTACAATCTCAAGTTGTCGCAAACGAATCTGACATTAACGCTTTACAAACTCTACAATCAGACGATGTGTCTAATTTACAAGATCAGTTGGATGCGGAAGTTGTTCGTGCTACTGGTGTTGAGTCGAGTCTACGTACAGATGTTGATGGCGTATCTAGTCGCGTCGATGCGATTACAGGTGCCTCACCAGAAACATTGGACACAATTCAAGAAGTTGTTGAAGCCTTCGAAAGCGCTGATGGCGATTTACAACAGATTATTGTTGACAACTCTACTCGACTAACAACTGTAGAATCTGATATCACATCTCTGCAAACTCAACAATCAAACGATGTCGCGACCTTGCAATCACAACTGAATACGGAGATTTCTCGCGCAACCTCTGCTGAAGATTCTAACGCAGCTGCCATTGCAACAGAGAAGACTCGTGCCGAAAGTATCGAATCCGGTTTGCGTACAGATGTGGATAATATTCAGTCTCAGGTCGATGATAATCAATCTGCTGTTGTCGACTTACAAACACAACTTGACTCAGAGATTAGTCGTTCCGTTGATCAAGAAGTTACACTTCTTTCAAAAATATCTGAAGCAAGCTCGGGTATAAAAAATCAAAACAGTCCAGACGATTCTATACAATTTTGGGCCGGATCTATGGAAGAGTATAAATCAATTGATTCTTTAGACCCAAACACTCTTTATTTTATTTTGAAACAGTGATATGATACCTAAAAGTTTTATTGATTACTACGGCGACCAGACTCGATGGTTCCTTGGCGAAGTTGTTAATATCAAGGACGACCCATTGAAGATAGGTCGTGCGCGTGTGCGTATCTTTGGCGTGTACGATGAGATCGATGAAAAGGATCTACCTTGGGCGCAGATTGTTGTGCCAGTGACACACGCAGTGAACGAAAAACTGGGACAGGTTACAGGGTTGTTAGTGGGTACTCAGGTCTTCGGTATCTTTCTAGACGGCCAGAGCTCGCAACTACCGTTGATTGTCGGTTCGATTCCTACGGAAGGCGACGACAATAAAAAGGCGGAAGAAAATTACCCATACAACAAAGTGTATGAAACAGAGTCCGGTCATTATAAAGAGTACGACGATACCGAAGGAAACACTCGTATACGAGAGCAACATGCATCAGGCACATATACCGAAATGGAACATGACGGGAGTATGCGCACAGAGGTTCAGAAAGACCAGTATATACGCGTTAAGGGTGATGTAAAGATCATCGGTGATAAGGATGCGAATGTGACCATCGAAGGAAACTGCAATATAACCGTCACTGGGGACGCAACGATTAGCGCGAAGAATGTTTCAGTAACAGGTACAGACGCCGTCACAGTACGTGCAGGGAATAAGGTAGTACTGGGATGACATCCATCACCATAGAACTTCCGTGTCCGTCTGGAGCATTGCCTACTAAGGCGGAAATCACTAATATGTTCAATCAGATCACTGCGATTCCCAGTGATATACAGGCGAAGGTAGATGAACTGAAACAACAAACGGTTAAAGACAATAAAGAGATTCTAGATCGTATCCGTAACTTAGAAGAAGAGATGAAGGAGAAGTCTGGAGAAGAACGCGCTGAACTCCAAGCGAAGATAGACGAACTTAAAAACTCTCCGGACCCATTAGGTATTGTATCAGAGATTGAAGATAAAATCAAAGAAGTCGAGGATACGATTGACGGTATCGCGACATTCTTTGAACCGTACTGGCAGAAGGGTAATATCAGACAACGAGAGAAAGAAGCGGAAGACGCCTTTACGGAACTCACGCAAGATTTTCACATCTTTATCCCCACAAAAATGATGGAGATGATCAGTAAGATTATTCCGGTTGAGTTCAATGTCCCTGTACTAGGACTCTCTATCGATGTATTGAAAATAAGTGACGGGGCATATCAAGAAGAACTCAAGGCACAGATTGCTGGAATCACTGAAGAGTATACCACCAAATTAGAAACATTGCAAGCAGATTTAGAATCAGGTAAACTCGAACAGGACGCATATGATTCTGCATTAGGTATGTTGAACGACGAAAAGGCAAAGGTCTTAGACACTCTCTATATGATGGTACCTGAACAGTATCGTTACTTTGACGGTGAGTTTGGTGTGGAGTGTGCGGAGTGGAAGGCAAAACTCACGTGGTCTTATATTAAAAACGAGATCATGGAGTGGGTCACTAACTCTCTGTTCAAACTATTCGATACACTGATCGGTAAGTTCAAGGTAATATGGGACTTACTGGGCCTGCCCGACTTACCTGTTCCTCTTTCTTTTGATGTGGCTGAATGGGTACGTTCAGGTATTGACACCGTCATCGAAAAGAAAGACAAAGAGATCAAACGCATACGAGATGATATAAAACAGTTGGAGTCAAATGTCAAGAACTTTGATGCGAAAAAAGAACTCGAAGATCAACTCGACTCAATACAGAATGATATTATCACAGAGATAGGGGAGTTGTCAATACCTTTGCCGTCACCTTTCAATATTAGTATTAACGATATGATGGGGGGAGAGATCAAAGGAAAGGTGCAGTGTCTCGAAGATAAGATACACCAGATGGTTACCGCAGCGAGAGACTGGAAGACAATCTCTATGAAGGAACTGTTCAATATTTGGTTGCGCAAGATCAAGAAGTTCTTAGATGCGATAGGCCTAGGAAAACTACTCGACTTCCTTGATCTGACATTTTGTGATGTCTGTCAACTAATAGGGATGCCGCTTTCGTTTACGCTTGCTCTACCGGATATCGGAGACATGGTTGATCTTCCGGTTGGTGTTAATGAGCTAAAACATAGAGGTCCGCCAGAGTTGCCGAACCTAGACGACATCGTTGCACCAGACATCGAAAATATGACAGAAGAAGAATTTGACGAATTCGTCGCGCGTATCATATAAATACAAAGAAAAGAGTTTCACGACATGAGCAAACAACAATTCTCAATTGAAGACGGAAATCTAGGTAAAGCGCCTATTACCACATCGGTAAAGCGCACGAACTTAGATATAGATTGTTCGTTTGAAAGAAATCCGCACACGAATGATGTTTTTAAAAAGAAAGAATCTCACGCGGTTCAACAGTCAATCAAAAACCTGCTGTTGGCTAATAGTGGTTCGGTTCCTTTTAAACCCGTCTATGGTGGTGGTTTAGAGTCTTTGTTGTTTTCGTTGGATACAGATATTGAAGAAGAAGACATTGAGGATAACATAAAGTCTCAAATAAAAATGTTTGAACCTCGTGCTGCTTTGAAACGTGTTACGGCAAATATTCAAGAAGAATATAATTCAGTTGCAATCACGATAGTTTTTCAAGTAGTGAAAACACAACAAGTCGTTACAATGGAATTATCGATATCAAGGGCGAGATAAATGACAGTCAATACAAGTGATCTAGACTTCATCAACATTAAGAACAAATTAAAGACTTATTTTAAAAACACATCGGAGTTTAAAGACTACGATTTTGAGGCAAGTGGTCTTTCTAGTATCCTAGATGTTCTTGCTTATAACTCTCACTTAAACGCGTTGACTGCTAATATGGCTATCAACGAATCGTTTCTGTCTACATCTCAATTGCGATCATCTGTAGTCGGTCATGCAGAAACGCTGGGATATTTTCCTAAGTCTAAAACTGCACCTATGGCAATAGTTGATGTTACTATATTAGATCCCAACGGAACATCTCAACAAGAAATACTTACATCGAGAACAGAATTTTTAACAGCGATTGACGATGTGGGATATGTCTTTTATAATAGAGACGAATATGTTGCCACAAAAAACGAAGACAACGCGTTTGTTTTTTCTAACGTAAAGATATACGAAGGCAGAGAACGTACAAAAACATTCTTTGCTGATAATAGTATTGATACTGTTTTCGTCATACCCGATGAAAACATAGACACATCAACTATGGTTGTAAAGGTATATGAAAATCCAACGGCAGATGTGTTTACTGTATATAAAAATATTTTTGACGTAGCAACAATAACCGATGATTCACGCGTCTACATGATACACGAAACGCCAAATGGATATTACGAAATATACTTTGGTGACGGCAACATGTTAGGTAAGAGACCTCAATCGGGTAATGTTATACAGGTTGATTACATCTCAACTGCAAATTCAGACGCTAATGGTGCAGCAAGATTTAACTTAAATGCATTTAATGCACTTGAAACAACAGTAACCACCATTTCACCTGCGGCGGGTGGTTCAAATAAAGAAAGCATTCAAGAAATAAAAATAAATGCGCCTAGAGCGTTTGCAACACAACAACGTCTTGTCACGGCAGCCGACTACAGTGCATTGATCAAAAGTAACTTCGGACAATATGTTCGAGATGTTATTGCATGGGGAGGTAACGATAACGCACCACCTAAATTCGGTTGTGTGTTTGTTAGTCTAAACTTTTTTGATGGGTTCGGAGAGTCTACACAAGAAGAAGTTAAAACTATGATTCGCGATAGGTTGACGAATGATAGATCTATTATGTCTATTGATACTGAGTTTGTCGAACCCCAAGAAACATACCTAGAAATAAATGCGTTTTTTAATATCGATTCTTTACAAGCGGCAGAGACTGTAGAGTCTATGCAAGTATCTGTAAAAAATCTCATAAAAACGTTTGTGGGTACTAACTTAGATACCTTTGGAAAAACATTCCGACGTTCGCATCTGGTGGCTGAGATCGATGATTCTAGTAATGCAATCATCAACTCTCGTGTCGATATTAAAGTACAACAAAGAATTAACTTAGACGAAGAGTTTTTACGATTGGAATCTCTTCTTCCAGAAGATGATGATAGACTACCACTATCTTCTACAACTCAAGACTTTACTCTGCAGTTTCCTTTCGCACTGGCCAACCCAGACAAAGATGACTTTATTATAACATCGTCTGTAATAAAATTCAATGGTGAAAATGTAATAATAAAGAACAAGCTAGGAGATACTCAACTACAATTGGTTGACTTCAATAATGATGTTAAGTTGAAAAATGCGGGATATTATGAGCCGGGATCAGGTAAAGTTTATTTACAATCACTGACCATATTACGTGATGGGTATGTTGGAGATTCTCTGAAGATAAGTGCAACGCCATCAAACCCTAGTACATTAAGACCTAAGAGAAATTATATAATCACGGTTGACGAAAATGATGTTTTTGTTCGTGGTTATATTGACTGAGGTAGGTTATGCGCACCGATGCTAAGTTTCACACTCATCAAGTAAGAGAGGTTCTTCCGGAGTTTTTTCAGGAAGACTATCCCAATCTTATTGAGTTTCTAGATCAGTATTATAAAGGGTCATCTTCTATTCACCAGAAAGTTCAATCTTTGCTGGGGATTCGAGATGTCACAGACACCGACCTAGAATCTCTAGATGATATATTAGCAGAAATCGGCGATGGTATTGAAATAAAATCATTTGCAGAAGAAGCCGATCCGCGACTAATGACGAAATTAGTCGCGCAGCTATTTCGATCAAAAGGCACACAGTTATCTGCAGAACAATTTTTTAAAGGAATTTACGGTGAGTCTGTAGAGATCACCTATCCTAAAAAAGATATCTTTATTGTGGGTGAGTCCAAAATTGGACCACAATGTATGAAGTATATCACAGACGATCGTCGATATCAAGTGTTCTCTGTTCTTTTAAAAACAGGGCTATCGATGTCTGATTATAAGGATCTTTATAAAAAGTTTGTGCATCCGGCTGGATTTTATTTAGCTGCCGATGTAGAGACACAATCAATAAGTGACATGGGAATTGTTTCGGGCGAGTCAATTGATCCACTAGAGACGCCTAATTATCCGGTTTCCGTACATACCAGTTCGATAGATTTGAACATTGAACCTAAGTATAACTTGTTGGTGATGTATGAAAATTCACCTGTCGACTTATCACAGTCTGGACTTGCAGGAATTTATTTCGGTGGAACTCAAGTGAATCGAGTGTTCTTGGGTGATCAAGAGATTGGAATTTCTGATCTAGGCGTTGTAGTAAGTTCTCTCGAAACATTGAGTCGCTATCAAGACCTAACAATTGAAGATCTTATCGAACAATACGGAACAATAGAAAACCTTGTATCGCCAGTATACTCAAGAATGGATAGTGGAAAGGTGGTACTATCAAGCACATCGGAAACAATTGATGCTGAAGAGTATCTATAAATAAAAAAATTAAATTTGGAACCTCAAAAATGAGCAGAAAAATTCTAAACACAGGAACGGCAGCAAACAGTGGCAACGGTGACTCGCTGCGCGAAGCTGCGCGAAAAATAAATATTAATTTCGAAGAACTTTATAAAGCAATAGAATTGCAATATGAAGGCGAACTTAGCATTGATAGTATCGGCGAAATTTTTAGTGGGTTCAACAGTGATAACTTAGCGTTGATTACGCAAAACACTTTAGAACTTAATAATCTGGGAGCGATCGTCACCAATCAAAACTCAGTAATTATAGATCTAGAAGCCTCACTGACCAATGACATTTCGACTGCTGTTGCGGATGCGACCTACACTTTAACAACACTAATCAGTCAAACAGATTCCGATGTAACTGTACTGGCGCAACAAGTAACAGACTTGGGTGTTTCGTTAACCAATGACATTTCGACTGCTGTCGCTAATACGACTGATTCCTTGACCGCCTTGATTACTGAGAACGATTCCGAATTAACCGTACTATCTCAGTCACTCACGGAACTAGAAGTTTCTTTAACCAATGACATTTCTACTTCGATTGCTAATGCGACTGACAGTCTAACTGCGTTGATCACTGAGAACGATTCAGAATTGACGATATTGTCTCAACGGATAACCGATCTTAACGCATCATTGACCAATGACATTTCGACAGCCGTGGCTAATGCGACTGACAGTCTAACTGCGTTGATTAACCAAAATGATTCTGAGTTAACTGTACTGGCGCAACAAGTAACTGATCTAGGCGTCTCGTTAACCAATGACATTTCTACTTCTGTTGCTAATGCGACTGACAGTCTAACC